CAATGCCATCGACCCACGGCTCCGGTCAGTGGAGAAATGGCTGATGCAGCAGCGTGATGCGGGGCCTGCAATTCTGATCAGCCCACGGTGTGTCAACCTGATACGTGCGCTGCGATCGAAATACCGTTACGCCAAGAGAAAAGATGGCCAGCTACAGGCACTCCCAGCGAAGGACCACCCTTGGTCTGATATCGCGGATGCGCTACAGTATGCCGCTCTGGGGCATTCGACCAAGGTCTACGCGAGGTTCGTGAAACCCCGTCATGGGGCGATTACGACTCCGGCTCCGACCGCACTAGGATGGACATAATGGCCACTGCAATACCGACTCCTTCTGGGCGTGGAACCCTTCGCGTAGTGTCGCCGAAGGAGCTGCAAGACGCCGAAAAGCTCGCAAAAGCAGTCACCGAGGCCAAGCCTGAGGTCTATGACGACCTGGCCAACCACATCCGCAAGAAATTCGAAGCGGCCAAGCGGCATCGCACGTCATCTCTCGTCGATGACCAGATGATTTCTTACATGCGGGCCTACAACGGCGAGTATTCGCCCACAAAGCAGGCGGAGATCAACAAATTTGGTGGTTCCAGCGTGTTCGCACGCATTACTGCGGCGAAATGTCGCGGCGCTACTGCCCTGTTACGCGATATTTACCTGTCCGCGGACCGCGCCTGGTCAATTGAGCCCAGTCCGGACCCGCGTTTACCTGGGTCCGTGACTCGTGACATCACATCGGTGGTTGGCGGCGAAGCCATGTACATGATCATGAATGGCGCTCCGCCCGAGAAATCGCAGATTGAGGAACGTAAAGTTGCGCTTACGAAAGCTGCAAAGGTGGCGGAGAAGAAAAAGGCCATCGAGCAGGCTCACATGGCCGAAATGAAGATGGATGACATCCTGCTCGAGGGTGGATTCTGGGAAGCGCTCTCGTCATTTCTCACTGATCTCCCCATTTACCACAGTGCCTTCATCAAAGGTCCGACGATTCGGAACGCTGAGCTGCTGAGATGGGACGAAAATGGTGAAGCAGTTATGACATTGCGCCCCAGGTTCTTCTGGGACCGTGTTTCTCCGTTCGATCTCTGGTTCTCGCCTGGCGCAGCGTCAATTGCCAACTCGAATACATTCGAGCGGCAGCGATTTTCGCTTTCCGACTTGTATAACCTGATTGGATTGCCGGGTTATCGCGAAAAAGAGATCCGCGAAATCATTCAACTGGCTGAAAATGGCGGATTGCGTGAGTGGGGCCTGATTTTCGAGCAGGAACGCCGCGATATGGAAAATCGTGGTACGACTTCTGCCAACGATGACCAGATGGTGGACTGCATTGAGTTCCAGGGCCACGTGTTGGGGAAATACCTGAAGGATTTCGGCCTGAAAGGCCCCATCGACGAGGACAAGCCGTATTTCATCACCTGCTGGACGATAAACAAGGTCGTCATCAAGGCCATGATGAATCCGAACATTCGCAAGCGTCCGAACTACTATTCGACCAGCTTCGACAAGCAACCTGGCACGGTTTACGGATCTGGTGTCGCCGAGTTGATCGCCGATTTGCAGGATGTCATGAATGCCACGCTGCGTTCGCTGGTCAACAACATGTCGATCGCTTCGGGGCCGCAGGTTTTCTTCAATGAGGAACTCCTGAATCCGAACCAGGATGACACGTTGTATCCTTGGAAACGCTGGAAATACACGACGGATCCTTCGAACCCGAGTGCTTCAGCGCCGGTAGGATTTTTTCAGCCACAATCAAATGCGACTGAGTTGCTCGGAGTGTACGGGCAGTTCAACACCATCGCGGATGAGGTATCTGCGATCCCGCGCTACATGACGGGGGATCAGAACGTGGGCGGCGCAGGTCGCACTGCTTCCGGCCTGGCGATGTTGATGTCGAACGCCAACAAGGCGCTGCAGAATGTGGCGGAGAACATCGACGATGATGTTTTTGAGCCCGTCTTGCAGTCGCTCTACGACCTGGTGATGCTCACTGACGACACCGGATTCTTGCGCGGCGACGAGTCAATCAAGGTCAATGGTGTACGCAACGTGGTCAAGCAGGAACAGGATCGAGTTCGGCAGCTCGAGTTCCTCCAGCTCACGGCGAACGAGATCGACGGACCAATTGTTGGCGCCCAGCGGGCCAGCGTCCTCCAGCAAGTGGCGGATCGTATTGGCATTGATCTGGACATTCCGGAGCCGGGCGAGCAGAATCCACAGGGACCGCCAGGTGGCGGCGGCGCTGGATTTAACCCGGCGGGTACGGCTACTCCGACGCCAGAGGTGGCGGACAGCAACGGCCCACGGCTCCAGACCGCTTCACTTAACACGGTCTCAGGCCGCCAGAACACTTCTTGAGGAGCTGATCATGATGTCGTCCTACAATGTCAAAATGCCCCGCGGCGTGATGAGCGTCTCGAAGGGCTCACCCAAGCCGACCAAGGTCTTGAAAAGCGGCACGGCCAAGCACTTCGTGCCGGGCAAGCCGAACGTGGCCTTCTCCACACAGGGCGGGACCAAGAAATGAAGGGTTACCGAAAGCAGTCTGCTGGCAGCAAGTGCATCAGCGACCAACAGCTCGCGTTTGGTGAGACCGTCCAGCTCCCGGGCGGCGTTCCGACTTCTCGGAAGTACACGAAGAACTACGAGAAGGACGAGGCAGGTATGGATGCGGATGACATGTCAGTGACGTCACCGTACAACCTGCTTGGACCAGCTTCGGGGCCTCTGAATACCCGATGATCAAAGGCTTGTTCCGTCTGGAGGCTGATCGTAAGATCATTGCCGAGCTGAACGGCTCCTCGCAATTCCGTTTTTATGTAGACAAACTACGGTATGCGCATACCAAAGCGGTGGAGGAACTAATGCACTGCCACCCACGAGATCTACAGGATCGTCGTTCGTATGCACGCTGCCTAGGCGAGTTGATCGCCGAAACCACCAAGACTGGAGATATCAAGTGAGCAAGCAACGCCTTCCCGCCCCTATCCAGAGACAGGTCGATGAGGCGAACAAGGTGCTTGCTGAATTGGCAAGGAAGCCTGGAGAGCCGGAGCCAGCTGCTCCCGAATTGGGAACAGAGCAGGCTGCTGCCCCGGCTGCACCTGAAGCTGCACCTGCACCTGCACCTGCACCTGCACCTGCACCTGCACCTGCACCTCAGTCTGACGACAGGGATTACAAGCAGATGTATGGCGTACTGAAGGGTAAGTACGACAAAGAGATCCCTGAGTTGAAGGTCGCGATTGGCGAACTCACTGAGCGGAATCGGCAGAACGAGACCCTCCTGGCCCAGCTGGCTGATCGTACGGCTCCAACACCGCCCAGTGGGAATTCTACTTTGCCGGGACCGAGTTCCTTCTCCGATCAGGAGAAAGAGGAGTATGGGAACGAGTTTTTTGACGTTGTAGGGCGCCGGGCTCGCGAGATCGTCGCAGCCGAATTGCAGCCCTTCAAGAAGCAGATGACTGAGCTGAACGGCCAGACCAATTACAACAAGAAAATCGAGGAAGAACGAGCCCGGTCTTCTGTCACGGACGCCCTGGATGAGCAGGTCATTGGTTGGCAGCAGATCAATACTGACCAAGCCTTCCTTGCGTGGTTGGCAGGAAGTGATGTATTCTCTAACAGGACGAAGCGTGAGCTTCTGACTGAGGCCTTTCAGGCCAACGACGCTGCCCGTGTCGTTCGGTTCTTCAAGGCCTTTCAGGAAGACACAGCTCGGTCACCAGCTCCAGCAGCACGGACTCCTTCCGTAGACGCTGGAACACTGATGGCCCCAGGCACCCCGCGAAGCGGTGGGCCAGCTGTAGCTCCTGGTGGTGACGGCCGCGTGTGGACTCAGGCTGAGATAGGCCAGTTCTACATGCAGGTACGCCGCGGAAAAGTTCCTACCGACGAGAAAATTCGCGTCGAGAAGGAAATTGTCAAAGCGGCTGCCGAAGGGCGTGTTCGGTAACCATCATGAGCCACGGAGCAAACTGTCATGGCATTTACAATTGGTACACCCTATAGCGGTGCAGCTGCATCTCCCGCCTATACGGGTATTTTCATCCCGACCCTCTGGGCCGGAAAGTTCATCGAGAAGTTCTACGATGCGACCGTCCTGGCCGCGATCTCCAACACGGATTACGAAGGCGAAATCCGGAATATGGGGGATCTGGTCAAGATTCGCACTCGTCCGACCATCTCAATCGCTGATTACGACGCGACAATGGCCCTCGTGGTCACTCGCCCGTCCTCAGCATCCGTCGATCTGAACATCGACAAGGGCAAGTACTTCAACACGGTCCTCGACGACGTGATGGAAGTGCAGTCCGATTCTGACCTTCTGAGCCTGTGGGCGGACGACGCTTCCGAGCAGATGAAGATCAAGGTCGACACCGACGCCCTTGGATACACTCGTCTCAACACCGGAACGGTTGCCGCGAACAAGGGCAACACGGCCGGTCGGATCAGTGCAGATCTCAGGCTCGGTATCACGACCTCCCCGACATTCGTCGCTTCAACGACGCAGGGTACGGGTGTTGGTGACACGAACGCGAACGATCGTTCAGTCATCAATCACCTCGTCGACCTTGGCCAGGTCCTGGATGAGCAGAACATTCCGGAATCCGGTCGCTTCGTAGTCGTCCCGGCATGGTATGCCTCGGCGATCAAGCGGTCAGAACTCCGTGATGCCTCCATCTCGGGCGACGGCTCCTCGATGCTGCGCAACGGTCGGCTCGGTATGGTGGATCGCTTCACGATCTACGTATCGAACCTCACGCCAGCGGGTGTCGCAGGTGGTCTGGCGGCGGGCGAGTTCGCGGTCTATGCCGGTCACAAGAACGGCTTGACCTTCGCCAGTCAGATGACCAAGGTCGAAACCCTCCGTTCGGAGAGCACCTTCGGCACGCTGCTGCGTGGTCTGCAGGTGTATGGTCTCGGTGTAATCGACGGCACCTGCCTGTCGGTCAGCATCGTTGCCAAGGGCTGATAACGGCCCCCTCTAGGGGACTGGCCCAACGAGGGGGTCACTCAGAAATGGGTGACCCCCTTTCTTCTTTCGGAGGTGCTTCGTGGCGAAGACGCTGGATAACCTGGTGGATGAGATCCGCCTGATGACCAAAGATCGTCGGGTGCCTTACCGGTATACCCAGACGGATATCCTCGAAGCTATCAATTCGGCGTTCCGTGAGACGAAACGTCTCCGTCCAGACATTTTTGTTGGATGTTGCACTGATGAGGCTGGAGGTACGATCGACCTACCATCCTATGTGGAGGCGGACTTGGGGCTTACCCCCACTCCTACTCCGTATCTGATCGACGAAATCTTCTTGACCACTGTTTTCTACGCCGTGGGCAAATTACAGCTTGGTGATGACGAGTTCACCCTTGATAATCGGGCCATGACCTTGTTGGCGGCATTCCGTCAGGCACTGGTTGGGGGCTGAACATGACTACAATTTCTTGCGACAATGCTGGGGCGCTCACTGCAAATTGCGGACTTACCCTCGATTTGTGGTTGAAACCGCTCGGGGCTCGTCTCCCGGGCGCCGTTCCTGCCCAGCTTGAGTGCGAACTTCATGCTGCGATTCGTGAGTTCTACTTCCAGTCGCGTGCCTGGCGGGAGCAATTTGGCCCGTACAACATCTACGCCGACCAGGAACTGGTCTGGCTGAATCCAGTTGATGCTTATTCGAACGTCATGTTTGTGCACGGCGCCTGGATTGAAGATCCTGATGTTGGGCGCATAAACCTCAAGCCCCTTACATCTCGTCCTACGGACGGCCAGACAGGGGCTTCCTTGTATTTCCAGGCGGCTGATCCTACGGTGCTGCGACTCTGGCCGAAACCCGATGTCACACGAGGCGCGGTTCTCTGGGTAGATGCCTCCCTGGTTCCTGCCCCGGATGCCACTCGTTTGCCGAATGCGGCCCAGTCGCATCATTTCGAGGCGATCCTGGAGGGGGCACTATCCCGCCTGCACATGATGAGCAACAAGCCGTGGTCTGACCCCATGCTTGCAACGCGGTATCACCAGACATTCCGTAGGCGGTGCATGGAGTTCCGGGCTATCTCTGATCAGGGGTATTTGATGGCTGACAAAGGATGGCGGTTTCCGTCTTTTGCATAATGAGCAGCATCATCTACAACAAGCACCGTGAGCGTCTCCAGACTGGCCTTTTCGACTGGTTGACTGCAACTGTGAAGGTGGCCTTTGTGGCTGGTGACTACGTCGCTGACGTAGATGATGAATTTCTCTCTGCCGTGCCTGGAAGCGCGATTTTGATTCGGTCTGGCGCGATGACTGGTAAGACAGCTGATGATGGATTCGCTGCGGGATTGACTCCGGAATTCCTGCTCTATCGGAACGCTCGCCCTACTGTTGGAATCCTCCTGTAC